CCAGGTACAAGTCTAGAGATCTTCATTTCTGCTACCGCAGTGATGGACATTTCGATAGGCGTATGGACGGTACCAACGAGTCCTCTTGTTAACGATTTGCTCATCCAAGGTCAAGATGGTATCATCGCAGCCAGCGGAGGAGATCTTACCTTAAAGGCGGGCATAGGGGCTTCAACTTTCCCTGCGGGAGATCTTATATTTGAAGCTCGTGCGGCCGCAGGCGGTGGAACAGATGGCCTCATACTGTTTAAAGATTCTGCTGGCGCAACGATAATAACTATTGATGTTGCAGAGGTCAATTTCAATTCGATAAGCCTAACCAACGTAGCAGACATAGACGTTGATGCTGCGGGGTTCGTAGGAACAGCAGCAGATTGCTTCTTCGAGTTTAATGCAGCTGATATCACGGCTCGAGTTGATAATGCGATACAGTGGGTCAATACTGACGGTGTAATAGATTTCCAAGACACTACAGAAATCCGTGGGGTGCCGAATTTAGGTTCTTGCTTTAAGACAACAACCAACTTCGGTAGTTCCTTGAACGGAACAAATGTAATTGTCGATTGGGATCAAACAGCATCTATCGACGAAGGCCCGAGCGTCTTTACGCATAATCCCAGTAGTAATCCTTCTCGTATTGAAGTTGAAAAGACGGGCATTTATCTAGTTGATGTCATCCTGACGATGTCAACAGCTTCCAATACGGTTAGTGTCAATGCGCAGCTTCGTGTTAATGGTACAACGCTTCAAGCTGGTAAGGGTGCAGGTGGTATTGTCACCACAGGCACTCATGATGAATCTTCTGTTCATATCAATACACTTGTGAGTCTGGCTGCTAATGATTATATTGAAGTGGTGTGTAACAGAGAAGCAGGCGGAGGCAGTGTAACATTAATTGCTGGTGAATCAAGTATCTGTTTGACTTTGGTACGGGACAATACTTAAAGGGATGAACATGCCGAATTCTTTTACGCAGGTTATGTTATTTGAAATTGTGCTAGGGATGGACACATTCAAAGATGTGAGTAAAAATCCTCAAGGCGTAACACTGGTAAGTAAAGACGCTCGAATCAATGTCGCGTTCGATCAGGAGGTTCGCGAGAGTCTCCTCGACACAGACCCTCCTGAAGGAGATCAAGCAGATGCCGGATGAAGAATGCAAAATCAAGGGAACAGTTGTAATTGTCCTCAAGGACAAGGACGGCAATATCAAGATTCGAGAAACGCATAATCTTGTCACAAACTCGGGCGATGAGTATTATGCCGAAGTTGGCGCACAGGAAACACCCAACTTCACGATAGCTGGTATTCGCCTGGGTACAAATGCAGGAGCGGCAACTACTCCGATCAAGACAGATGTCGATATGACCACGACAACTGGATCATCGGTCTTGGGCGGTTCGGGGAACCAGCCTATTGATGTTGGCTATCCTAAGTCAGATGACGACGATACCGACAACACAGGTGCTCTGGCAGATGCCGTGACCTGGCGGTCCAGTTGGGGTACTGGCGAGGGGAACTCGGCAGATCTTGCGACCGTTGACTTGCCAGACAACTTGACTACGCCGACAAAGTCCTTAGCGATCGCGAACTTTGCATCCAAGTTCACCAAGACGTCTTCTGATACGCTGAAGGTATTCGTGAACCATACAATGCTTGGGGCCTGATGGTAGCTCTTGTAGAAGTCATCGATAACGACGTCGGATCTGCCGAGATTCTGACTCGCGTTATACCGATGCTTAAGGAGTTCAACGAGAACGTTGGGATCGCAGATGCCGCCCTCAAGTCCACGCAGAAGCTTGAGTTAAATGATGTTGTGGGCGGCACAGAGACTATCACTTTCATTCTGGGCTTTAATAAGGTTCTTGATGAGACCATAGGCGTTACAGAGACCAATGATCGTGTACCAGGGTTCTTTGATCTGCTTGCGAGTACTCTTGGTATTGCCGAGGGCATAGTTACCGTACAACCTTTTGGACCGCAACTCGTTGAAAGTATCGTAGGTGTTACGGAGGATTTGGTTCCATTCATTGTACACTTGCCCGTAGATGATGAAACAATTGGTATAACGGAAGGCAATCTGCATGTAAAGGCTATTGTTGAAATCTTCAGCAGTACCATCGGCGTTACGGAAACAGAGGATACCAACCTTGGCGTAGAGCAGATCGAGGTCATTGATAGTACAGTAGGTGTTACCGAGGTAGAAGACACTAGATTCTATCAGCCTGTAGGACTCGTGTTCAAGTATGTAGCGAGCAACTATGCCAATGCGGTCAAGTGGTTTGTTGAGGCCAGGGCTACCGGGGCCTCTCCTGCCATAACATTCAGAGTTTTTAATCTCACAGACGGTGTAGAGGTAGCCAATTCGACAGTGTCCTTTACTTCGGTAGGAACAACCGAGATCAAACGCAGTTCGTCATTTATCTTTGAAAATGGCAAAGAGTATCAGGTTCAAATAGGTCGGGAAATTACAGAGAGTTTCTTAGATCAATTCCACGCAAGACTTGTAGGAGCACGAAATTAATGAGGCCAGAGGATTTCCAAAATTCTGCTAAAATTCGTTCTATGGTACTACACATGATGGAAGCCCGTGGAGGCATGATACACGGGGGCAGGGAGCATCTTGAGTATGCAGCAAACCACCTCAATCAAGTTGCAGCTTTGTACGAGAAACATGCTCGTAGGATAGAAGAGGTAAATATTTTGAAGGCAGCAGGCGTAAAGCATGTGCCTGAACCTACTATGGCTGCCACTGTTGCAGATTCTGCCGCTGCTGCTGCTAAGAAGAGGAAATCAAAGGATAAGGATGACAGTTGAAGCTACAAAAGATTGGCGGGTACACAAACGACGTGTACCGCTAAAGCGGCCGGAAGCTGCACGCCATGAGCTTACGCCTGGGGAGTTTATGCGTAGAGAGCTCAAGGCGAAGGTGTCTGCACAACTCAATCGCATTCACTTCACAGATTACGTTTCAGATCCTCTTGCGTTTGCCAAGGAAATCCTGAATATTAAAAGGTTCTCGCTCGATCAAAGGAAGGTGATTGCTTTAGCGGAAGAGGATCAAGATGTTTCTATGATCTCTGCGAACTTCGTGGGATCAACATTTGTAGCTGCGATACTGGGACTATGGTGGTTGCATGCTCGAGGACCGGGAACCAAGGTGTTTGTTACAGCACCTAATAAGGCTTTGCTGATGAGTGGTCTCTGGGGCCAGATGAGGGATCTTAGTCAGCAAGCCGTGAAGCCTCTACCCGGACAATGGTCGGGGACAATTGTCGATCTGTCAGAGAATTGGTATCTGACTGCCTTTAAGGCTTCGCAAGCCAAACAGTACGCAAGTACACAAGCGTCAGATGGAATGCTGATCTTAGATGCCGCAGATCGATATCCTCAAGAAGCCTGGCATATCATTATGGATATGGCAGAGGCTAATGGTTTTGCCCGTATCATCATAGGACGAGGCCAAGACAACGGTGCTTGGGCTACCTATAGCAGAGACGGTTTGACAATGAGCGGGCTTAATCACCCCAACATTAAGAATGGCCGTATTGCTATCGCAGGTTGTATCGACAAGAAGACGATAGCTAAGATCACAAAGGAGCATGGCAAGAAGTCACCTGAGTACGAGCAACTTGTCTTGGGCAAACGTATTGATCAAGCTCAGCCTCAACGTTTCGAGGAGGGAGCAGTAGAGTTTCACAGCGAGCTTGCTGATAACTTGAAGGACAAGGTTGAGAACACAATAGATCGTCGGCTCCTACGGCATGAATATTCTACCATGGAGGTCAGTGATTTCACGGCCAAAAGACTTTGGATTCGTGATAAGACTGGCAGCGTGGTGCCATTTGAGTGTTGGCCGTTGCAGATGTTTTATGAGCAGGAGAAGGCACGTGCAGCAGCAAAAGGTTTCAGCAAATGCATCTTGCTCAAATATCGACGGGGAGGATTTACAACCTATGAGCAAGCAGAAAGTTATAAGCTGGCGACTACTCGAAAGCATACCAGATGTCTCACTCTCGCCCACACAGAAGAAAGCACTACGGAAATCTTCAGGATTTCTAAACGGTATCACGAAAACGACCCCGAGGCTCCAGAAATTAAAGGCGTGGGAAATGCTCGCCGTCTCGAGTTTCCTATTCTTGATACTCAGTATTTTACCGCCACTGCTTCGGGAAACGCTCCTGGTCGTGGGGATACTCTCAGCCGTGTACATGGCTCTGAGGTATCCAAATGGTGTATTGGACCTAACCAAGCGGACATTGTAAATGACTTGATTGCTGGACTTCAGGAAGCAACCAGTCACGGTACTATGGTTATGGAGAGTACCGCCAATGGGGTGGATGGATGGTTCTGTCCGAATTATCGCGAGGCCAAGGTTGGAGCAAATAACTGGTGGCCTATCTTTCTGCCTTGGTATATTGATCCTCTGAATACGAAACAAGAGGGGGACTACAATCCGCAAGAGATTGCTGAGACCCTTTCAGAAGAAGAAAAAGATCTAATCAAACGTGCAGCTTCCGAATGGAAAGTTGTACTGACTATGGCCCAGGTTGCCTGGCGAAGACAGAAGATACGTGACCTGGGTGTGCTGTTTCCTCAAGAGTATCCTGAAGATGACGAAAGTTGCTTCCTCACTAGCGGGACCGCTTATTATGACATTGGCAGCATTCTTGCCCTTCTCAAAAAACTCGCCCGGACATACAAGGTCCAGTCCGTTCCAGGGGGCAACATCTACAGATACAAGTCCCCCGTCAAGGGACGTAGATATGTTGCGGGAAGCGATACGTCTGAAGGCATCAGAGGAGGGGATCTGGGAAACGTATGCATTAAGGACAAGCGAACAGGTGAACAGGTCGCCTGGGCTCATGGTCTATGGCGACCTGAGTATCTAGCGGAACTAGGCGTGAAGATGTGTAGGGAGTACAATAATGCATTCTGGGGCATTGAGCGGAACAATCACGGTCATGCCGTGATATCAGAAGTCAGGAAGATTGGATATCGTTATCTGTTCAAGTTCGACAAGCGGCGGTCAGGATGGGACACCAACAGTAGTACTCGTCCGATGATTCTTAGTGATGACCGTGTATTTCAAGATGACAATCCCGAACTAATTCATGATGATGTATATCTTGGCCAATGCACGACATTCAAACTTCAGAAGAATGGTAAGTTTGAAGCAGACCCTGGTTGTCACGATGATACGATCTTCGGCTGGGGCATCAGTGAACAAATGAGGAGCCGAGGCGGATCGCCTTCGGTTGCAGTCGGATGAACAAAGCAGATACAAGACAACACATGACAGACTTCCAAAAGAAGCTTGTGCACGGTGCCAAGCTCAATCCAGAAGGTATTACAAAAGGAGACCGTAATGCCAAAAGCACTTGTGACGGGGATAAAGTCGTGGCAGACGACGTCAATGGCCATAATGACCGCTCTAGCAGTAATCATTCCAGCCGGGATGCTTCTGCTAGACGGTGATGCCACGACAAATCCAAACTGGAATGTTGTCATTCCAGCCCTTACCGCCGCTGTGGGTTTGATCTTCGCCCGTGACGGTAACAAAACCTCTGAAGATGTAGGAGCGAAATAATGCGACGAAGACTTTCGCAGATCACTGCATTGTTGGTCCTCGTTGCCCTGGTTGGCTGTGGAGCAAGTCCAGCAAAGCAGTGGAAACAAGCTGCACTGGTCTTCCAGGGCACTGAAAAAAGCTTGAACTTGGCTCATGATTCGGGTCTAGTTCAGGACGAAGATCTCGTGGCTCTCCAGCCTTATCTACAAATGGGCAAGGGAGCTCTTGATGAAGCGTTCAATCAAATGGTTGCTGACCTCGCAGCAGGGACGACTCCCCAGGGAGGTGAAGTTTTTGAACGCTTTCTCGATGTTGTTGAAGAAGCCATCGCTCGTGTGCTGCCGTACCTAATAACGCGAGGAGGTGAATAATGCCCCCAGTAGAGATGATATCACTGATCCGACTCGCGATGATGGGTGCACGTGAACTGCTTGGCGTTATCGACGTCAATAACGCTCAGGACATCACGATCGAGGATTTAAACAGCACCAAGGCAGAAGTTGATGCCACTCACGCCAGTCTCATGGCGAAGATCGACGCAATTAAGGAGGCACAGGGCGGCGGAGCGTGAGTTTCATTCTGGATATAATTTCTAGTATTTTCAAGGCATTGTTTAGTGTCATCTGGGATCGTCAATCATTACCCGACGAAGCAGAGCGTGCTAGTTCTGATTTTGGGGATGCTAGTGTCGATCACCTACGTGACAGCTTGTCGGGGTCCGGGTCCGAACATAACGCTGATTCCGGCGATTCCGAATGAAACTGAGCCAATGCTCACGGCAGAGCCGATCACAGCACGATTCCTGCTATGGAATAAGGACACCAAGACCTTCGATATAAGCAAACGCACCACAATACCGGCAGGTATGACGGTGCATTTCGTTCCGATTGATGATATAATTGGGAGTCTTGAAAAATCACCAGAAAGGAGAATAGGAAAACAAGGTTCGAGCGATTTTGATAAACGGTACATATTCGTAGGAGCATTCATTGCAAGCTTGTTTGTCCTCTACCTTCTAGTCCGGGGGATCAGGAAACGGAAAGGCTCATAGATGGAAGTTCTGTTTCGGAATCTGTTAGAAAGAGTACCTGAGCTTGCAACAATGGTACTTATGGTATGGCTGTTTATGAAGTACCTGTCAAAACGTGACGATCAGATCAAGGAAACACTGGAGAGACGAGACCAGATATTGAAGGAAATGGGTAATGAATCTAATCTGGCTCAACGAGACAGCCGAGAAGCCCTAGATAGAAATACGCATGTCCTTGGTAAAGTCCACGAGGCAATGCATAACAATAGTACTGCCCTAACAGAAGTCACAAAGGCATTAGCACGTGTGAATGGAAGATCATGAGCAAGAAAAAAGCTACCAGAAAGACCGTCCGTCGTACTGTAAAGAGGCCATCACGTAAAGTGATTGAACCAATCAGCATATTGCCGCTGAGAATGTGCTTGGCGTAAGATCCCGCTGCTCCTAAGAAGCCTAAGCCAGCACGTGGATTGACTCCTGTAGAGAAGGGGATGGCCGCAGCTGTCTATCACACCCACGCGCATTTATTCGGGATATAAGCTATGCCGCAGGAAAAGCCCAAATACCTTCTAGGGCCACAAGGCCAAGAGCTAGTCCCTATCGGGGAAGTTTCTGATGGGCCTCTTAGCCTGAAGGAAGAGAAGACTTGGCAATCGATCCAGAAGAGTCAGCTATTTGAAATGGCTCTTAGGGATACTCGTAGTCCTGCTGCCTCACGTGCAAAGCAGCCGTATTGCAATCATGCGTGGGTTTTTGCATCTGCGGCCGCGAACGCAGATAATATTGCTCAGGTAGATTTCCTGATATGGGAGGAGACGGAAGCAGAACAGACTAGGCGTGCAAAGCAATCTCTACGACGCGGCCGAGTCAAACATACTTCCGCGTGGATTCCTAACAGGGGCAAGAACCGTAGTATACTCCAACGTCATACTCATACCAAACGGCGGTTTACTGGCAAACATATCAAGGCTCTAGAAGAAGATACAGATCATCCGCTTAGTAAGTTGTTCCGCAATCCTAATCCTCGTATGGCCGGAGTGACGTTGTGGAAAGCGACAGACGTATACTATCAGCTAGCAGGTAACTGTTATTGGTGGTTGGTGACAGAGAGCGGTGCGCCATGGTTTCCTGGGGATCGTATTGAACGGATCCTTGTACTTCATCCTGTGGACATGAAGCCATTAATTGATCAAGGTACAGGCGTTCAAGTAGGATGGCAATTTGATGTCACGGGAAAATCTGAGGGTCTAGGCGTTGGAGCAAATGGTCAATCAATTAGACTGATGATGCAGGAAGTTGTTCATTTTCGCAACTTCAATATGGATCATGTGGTTGAAGGTCTCAGCCTTATCAATCCAGCAGCTGGAGCTATCATTCAAGATATAATGGCGCAACAGGTTAACACTGCTGTTCTTGAAAACGGAGCAGATCCTGGTGGTATTCTGACGAGTGCCGAGCCAATTGATCCCAGAGAGAAACGAAAGATCATCAAGAAGTGGAATGATCGTCATGGAGGTCCCCATTCTCGTCGAAAGATTGCGGTACTTGATGGGGATCTTAAATGGACGAAGACGGGAATGACTCCAGAGGAGATGCAGTTTTTCGATCTCCAGTCATTCAATCGGGAAACGGTTATGGCGGTTCTCCGGACGAACAAGTCAGTGCTTGGCTTGACGGAGGACATCAATCATGCCACGCATCTTGCGCAGGATCGAGCCTTCTGGCAACGCTCGTTGCTGCCAAGAGTGCGATACTACGAGAGTGTGATTGATAAAACGATTATGGTTATTGAACCAGATTCAACGGTTGCTGCGTTTAAGCTAGAGGATGTCGAAGCACTTCAAGAGGATATCACTTCGAAAGTAAAGACAGTCAAGGAGCTTACAGGCCAAGAGATCCATATGCCACCGGGCCAGGCTCTAGAGCTAGTGGGGATCGATGTAGCGGATTACGATGGTAGCGAAGAGGCTTTGGTCCCGCCGTTGCTGACAACGATTGATCGTATCTTAGAAGATGCAGAAGATCCTCCGGAGGATACGGTTGTTGATCCGAATGCTCCGCCTCCAGATGAAGAGCCGGGAGATGAGGAGGATGAACAGGCTTTGCCTCGATTAAGATTTGAACGACCAGAGGGTTCTTCACTAGCTCATAAACGTGGTATGACGAGTAAGGTTTGGTTTGATCAGGTTACCAAGGATACCAATCGAATACGTGATGCGTTTGCGAAGCTTGTTGGGGCACATGAAAAGTTATTCCGCAAGCGTTTTCGTAATCATGTGTTCAATTTACGCAGAGAAACACTCATCAACTTTGAACGAGTGTCTAGGGATAAGCTAGACCGAGTAGCATCTGGATCAAAGGTGAACAAGGATCTCTTTACTCCCGAGGAGATAGAGACTATACTCTTCAATCTAGAGCGAGCAGGATTGGACATTACAGCACGTACCGCACCTCTGTACTCCAAGATGATTGAGGATATCACGGACTTTACGGAAAGTGAGTTAGGAAGGTTTTTCCAGTTTGACCCGACAGACATACAGGTAGAGACTTTTCTACGACGCAGGTCGGTAATGATTCGTAGTGTCAATGGTACAATCAGACGAGCTCTTCGTGCGGCCATCGCCACGGCTATAATTGAGGGAGCGGGATTCGATCAGCTTCAGAATAGTATTCGTCAGGTATTCAACCAACAGGTAAGTCCGTTCCGTGAGCTTCGTATTGCCCGAACAGAGACAGCACAAACTATGAGCGGAGTCCGTTCATTGATCTTTGCAGCAGAAGGTGTCAAACGAGTTGTCTGGGCAACTGCTGGCGACGAAAAGGTTCGTGAAGCCCATGTTATCTTGGGCAGTACAGGACCCCAGAATATCGGTCACAATTTCATGGAGGATCTCGGTGAACCGGGCACCCTCCTCTACCCGACGGATCCGGATGGTCCGCCGAGGCAAGTCATAAACTGCCGCTGTGTTCTTGTACCAGTAGGCTGACAAGGAGAGCGTCCATGCCCGAAGTAATCAAGAGTGCAAGAGTAATCGAAGATCCGGATGAGATCTACAAGTTCATAACGCAACGTGCACGTGAACATCCTTCTGGTCCCGCCATTCGCACGCATTCGGAGGAAGGCTATATCATTGAGCCTAGCTCTCCGACAGGGATCGTAGTAGACAAAGGTCGTCACAAACTTCCCTCAGCGGATGAACTGAAGACTTTGGTCGAAGCTCGTGGTATGCCTTGGAGAGATGACTTTGTTGGTCGCTCTGAATTGTTCTGGACTAGTGATGAGCGAGTAGATGGCGATGGAGATATCGTGCGTCAGAACTGGGACTTTTCTCGTTATGAAAAGCTCAGTCGAGTTCTCCACGCTCATAACTGGGCAGGACTGCCAATAGGTCGATCTGTCAGATGGGACATAGTCAAGCGTAACGAAGAGGACTTCAAGGGACCCGCTTTGTTACAGGTATTCTTGTTTGCACCGCAAGATGTTAATCCTATGGGTGAATTGATCAGGAATATGGTCAAGGCACGCTTTCTCACAGAGACGAGTGTAGGATTCCTCCCGCTAAAGATCATCCATGTCGAGGATGAGGATGAACGGGCAAAGCTAGGTCTTGGTCGGTGGGGCTTGATCTTCGATAGGAGTAAGTTGATCGAGACTTCTACCTGTGCTGTTGCCTGTAACGAGGGAGCACATGTACTCAATAGCCTCAAGGCATCAAGAGACTCGGGCTTCCTCAAGGCGGATCACCAAGATATGGTGCGATATCTTGTTGCTGCTCGTCACAAAGAAGATTTGTTGCATGAAGAGTCTATCGGGATACTGACGAGTGGATTTGACAAGACCGTTTGTGATGTGTTCAAGGAGCTCTTCCCCGATGAAGTCAAGGAGCCAACGACAACGGTTGCTCTGGATGATTCTGTTTGCAACTATGTATCGATTGAAAGGCTCCAAAAACAGATCGACGAGATCAAAGAAGTTCAGGCCAAAGTGGCCGAGGAACTTATCGGATGGTTCAAGAATCTTAAGGCTGGGTTGGTTGCTCTGTACCCAACGGACGGAACGATCCAAGACTCAGTACGAGGGAAACAAGATCCTGAAGATAAGGATGATGACGACGACGACGAGGACGACGATGAATTGTTGGACGAACTCAATGATGACGACGAAGATGATGATGAATCTGTTGAGTCCGATCCTGATGGTCGGTCACAGCCTGTGGGTTCCTCATATCTCGAAGAAATCTTTGGGGACAGTGACTAATCACAACGAACACAGGAGGCATCATTATGCCTTTGACTGAAGAGGAAAAAGCCGCAAGAGTCAAGAAGCGGCAGGAGGAGCGTGATAAGCTTCTCAGCCGCATCTCGAAGCTTGAGGTTACCGTCGAGGAACAGAAGAGGATGATCGGGTCTTACAAGGCCGTCAGCGATGTGCTAGACGGCATAGATCTGAAGGACATCCTGAGCAGGATCGATGAGATCAAGTCTGGTCAGGAGACTCTCAAAGATCAGATCCGTAAGGACCGAGGTGGTCTGTACATCTCGGGTATTGAGGATGAAGGTCGTGACTTCAATCTCATCAAGGCTCTTGCCGGAGCAGCGACCAACTGGTCGATGTGGAAGGATACCAAAGAGCACGAGATCATGAAGCAGACTACCGACATTGCTAAGAATGTCGCAGGCATTGACTCGGAAGGTGGCTGGTTCGTGCCGGACCAGGTCATCGCTGATGTCATTGAGGCTCTGTACGAGGACAGTGTGTTCCTTGCCTTGGATGCAACGACGGGTCGTACTCGTGTGAGCTTGATCACCGGCTTGACTGGTGCGAAGGTTCGCATTCCGAAGTTCAACTCTGGTATGGTCGCGTTCTGGATTGGGGAAAAGGTGCCGTACACGGCATCAGAGCCCACCACCGCAGTCGTGACGTTAGACCCCAAGAAATTGGGACTCCTGACCACGCTTACGGATGAGATGGCCACCAGGGCAAGCTTCGGGTTCGACAGCCTGCTGAGGAACGACATGCGTCGGGTTGCCGCTGCGGAGATTGATCGTGTTATCCCCTTCGGGTCAGGCACGAACTTTGAGCCGCGTGGTATCATCAACGACCCCAACATCAGTCAGTTCTACTTCGAGAATGGAACCACAACTGCTCCTGGGGGAACTCCCATTGGTGGACGTGGTGACTGGTCGAAGATGAACTTGATGATGCTCCAGCTGGAGAATGCTAAGGTTACCATCAATAACACGGCTGCATGGATCAGTAGTCCGTCATTCTTCAGAGACCTCGCGAACCTTCGTGTTCTGAACTTCTCAAGTCAGGATGTTGAAGGCGTGGAGCCTGGACCGTATCTGGCGGGTCTGCCGCCACTGACGATGCGGGCCTTGGCGGATCTTCTGGGTGACTTTGATAAGACCACCCAGATCGCTGCGAATAGAACGGTCTCCGCAACCACCCCAGGTAGTGCCACTACCTATACTGACCTATTCTTCGGCAACTGGTCCGAGTGCGTGGTCGGTAGATGGGGCGGGGTCGAGATCCTGAGTGACCAAGGGCTTGCTGGCCAGAACTGGTTTGCTGATCTGCGGTCCATCAAGATGCGGATGTACATGGATATTGCTTTCCGGCACACTGAAGCTATCCTGTTCGCCCGTGATGTTCGAGTCTTCTCATATCCGGTGTAAATGTGAGCACTGGATAGTCAAATCCCTCTGGGCGTTCCCCGGGAGTGATCCTCCCGGGAGCTCCCCTCAGGAAAGGAGGCAGCAATGCCTGCCAATACACTCACGGAAAAGTCAAGTGTTGTGGCTTCACTTGACGCAGATGCGTACAGTACGGGCACAGTCAATGGTGCTGCGGTTGCAATCTCAAACTTCCGCAAGACGGAAGTGATTGCCAATTACGGCACCTTGGGCAGTACCACAACCTGTATCGTCAAAATTCAGAGCTCAACGGACGGTACCACGTTCGCTGATCTTCTGGGTGATGATGGTGTAACGGTTGTGGCGTTCCCAGCGGTTGTGCCTGGTACTGATGATGATACCGTTTTTCGCGGTCTCATCTACAACGTCGAACTGCCACTCAATACATCCCACCTGCGGGCTGTAGCGACGATCGGTGTTCTGGCTATGGACTTGAGCGTACTAATGCGGCTGGGTGAGCCGTATGATGCTCCTGTAGTTGCGGATGCCGTTGCTGCCAATCTTGGCGGCAACGCATTCTCTGCGATTCACGGCGTGGGTGCGCGATAGCGTATCCTGCGGTGTGTTCATGCCGCCTTGGCGGGCTGACAAGGCTCGCCAGGGTTTTCGGAGTATGTAATGACCGAACAAAATCCATGGGTCAGTCCTGATGTTGATAGGGACAGGGAAGCTGAGCTAGAGGATCTAGCAAATCCTGCTCCTGCTGGTAGTCCGTTCATACTCAGGGCACCAATAAAACGGTCAATTACGTTGCCAACGAGAATCTCGCATGGAACGGAGACACCGTAGATGAGTACCCTCCGTGAATTTCGGTTCAAGCAAGGTTTTACAGGCACGATGCACTTCAAATTTATTGATGAAGATGAAGTGGTGGTGCCTCTGAGTGGTAGTGAAGAGGTAAACTTTGGCATCAAGGTAGCAATGGTAGATTCAGTAATTCTTGTTTCGATAAGCGAAACGGATCCTGAACTGGTTGTAGATGGTCCGACAGATGAGGTGCGTATAACATTCAATTCTACTCATCTAGGAAATTTGGCTCCTGGTACTTATGTAGCAGATTTTTGGATAAAAACAAGTCCCATAATTGTATCTGACACTTTTATATTCATCGTTGAGCCTATAGTCGCATTACCTGTGTGAGTCAAGATATGTTAGTAAATACACAAGATGTACGAAATGCTCTGGGTTGGCCACCTACCAGAGACGTAGAAGCAGAACGTCTCGGTAAGATTGTAACCGCACAGTGGGAGGTTCAGACCAAACGACTATGGGACGCACGAATTGCTTATGCGTGGAGAACGGAACTCGATGAATTTGAGAAAGTAGTTATGCTTCCTCTGTATCCGCTCTCTGTAGCCCAGCTTGTTAGTTGGGCGGACGGAGAAACAGAGCCAGCAGATTTCACCGTTACGCTTACCAGGGATACTGATTATGTAATCGATATGGATACAGGTCAGGTGACTATACTCCAAACTGCGGGATCCAACTGGTTCTTTATCGATTGGCGTCATCCCGACAACTGGCTAAAATTTGAGCTTACAGGAGGATACAATGCGAGTACGCTTATTACTGTTCATGATCAAGGGGAAGCTATTAAAGAAGCACTACTCGTCCAAGCAGTATATCAATATGAACGTAACAAGAGGGAAAATGTAATCGCAACTAGCGTAGCATTGGGCGGGCCAGAAAGTGGTGCCGTTGGGTTGCGCAACTCGAGTGTTCACCCCTTGTTCCGAGATCTTGCGAGAACATTCAGGCTCAATTCTCTATAATGGCCGCAATTGCTTTCAAAGTCATCACCAGGCCAAACCTGGATAAACTTGCACGTGAGATCAATGTGCGGGCTAAAAGGCTACGAGCAGATCTTACATTATTCTTCAAACAAGATCTTGGGCCAGAGGTTGCTGCGTTCGTACGCAAGACTATGGATTCTAGAGGCATACAGTCACGTACAGGACAGATCAAGAAGTCTATAGTTGGAGGTGGCACTGCAGGAAGAAGTCAAGCCGCACTGTTAACAGTTAGTATTATTGGCCCGTCAAAGGTAGAGCAAAGAGCCGTGGTACTTGAGGTGGGTACAAGGAGCGAAAATCCTAGGAGTGCTATTCCCGATATCACGCCTGTAAATGCAAGATTTCTGACGGTGCCTGCAAATGTTGGAGATGCGGCAAAGATGTCTGTTAGAGATCTGGGCGAGGATCTTCAAGCACTTATGTTTGGCAAATTAGGAGGAATGAACAACAATGTCGCAGGCAAGTTAGTTAGTGCAATAGCTTTTCAGGAAGAGCGTGAATCTGCAATAGCAGAGGAACGAAAGCCAGACTTTAGTGGCCTCACTCCAATTTTCTTCCTGCTGACGTTTGTTAAAGTCAAGCCACGATTTTACGTACGCAGAGGAGTGGAGGAATACTTTCCCACGATCATGAAGAAGTTGCTAGAGAGAATTGAGAATCTTGATATCTTGAGACAGGGAGAAATGATTGAAGCCTCTGCAAGAAGAGCAGAAACACTCATATCAACACGTGATACGTTTCAGATTTTCTAATGGCATTTACTCCAAGACATCGTTGGCTCAAAGAACTACTTCGTATCCTGAGGGATCTGGATAGCAATAAGTATTTTGTACGCAGAGGAGCAATTCTCTGGGATACATTTGCATGGCCTAAGTCATTTGCGGTTTCGGTACGTTGTCCTGAGAATTTTCCCGCGTCCAGTCAGAATCCTACGCAAACTACTCTGGTTCTCACGGTAGGGACTAGGATCCCTGGACCTGCTGCTAAGGAGGATATTGATGATGAAACATTAGATGTTCTGGAACAGGATATGGTCGATGCGTTAAGTGCTCTGAAAAGGTTTACAACAGAGAACGATAACGTCATCATCAACTCCGAATTGCAAGGTAGTGTCGAATGGCACAGTGCCGATTTTAATGTTCAAGGTTACGTTGTTACGTTCATGATTTCTTACTGAAAGGAACTCAAATGGCCGTATCAGGGGCTCAAGAGTTTTGGGTCGCAGGTGCCCGAGTTTTCATCGTTCGCGATGCAATTGGTGGCGTGATTCAACCACTGTTAGACTTTGGCGTCATAACAGAGGTTGAGCCAGCCGTCGAGACCGAGCAGGCGACGCTGCGCGATCCCGATGGCGGTATTCTCAAGAAGGTTGATGAGGTCACGATCTCTTTTGAAGAGACGTACAACCTGACTGTAGCGAACTTCAGTCCGGATAACCTCAACATCCTTTTTGCGGGCGACGGGGTTCAGTCTTTCTCACAGGTAGCAACACCACTCACAAGTGTTGTTCATGCCAACCAGACACCAGGCAAACTAGTGAAGCTAGTTAATGCTGCTGGTACCTGGATGTACGGCATCACTTCAGTTGAAGCGGTCAAGGGACCATCAGGTACTCCGGTGTATGTGGAAGACACCGACTGGGAAATTGTTGACCTCGAGCGTGGTGTCATTCGCATGATTGATGGCGGTGCGTTTGCCGCTCAAGCCAATCTGGAGATTGACTTTACGCCACGTGCCATTAGTGGCAACCGACTTGTAAGGCCGCAGGCCGGAGCCGCTAGTTTCAATGGTCGTGTTGCTCTGTTTATCGGTCGAGCCGAGAAAGCAGAACAGCATGTCAGAGAGATGCGTTGTTCTATCACGACGGAAAGCTTCGCTGTTCCGGCGGAGGAACACTCCAGTTGGGTCGCCAGATTCTCGGTTGTTGAAGACGCTACATCTGTTGCTGAGCCGTTCGGCAGGATGTTGCACTTTGTGGGTAGCGTTCCGGCGACGTCGTAAACCACGCTGCCCCACGACCCCAACCCCTGGTCCTGGCTCCCCGCCGGGGCCAGGATTTTGGTCTTTCAGGCATAAGGAGAACACACCGTGGCCAAACAAGAAAAGACCGCAGCTGATATTCTCAAAGTCGTCGATGCGCTCAGACCAGGCGTTCTCGTTACGCTTGGCGAAGATGAGGGCAAACCTCTTCAAGTCCGTGTTCGAGATGTTGCTCTCGAAGATATTGAAGAGTTCGCAGCGGTGATTGGATCAACCATTCCGCAAATAATCACTGCAATTTCTGGTTTTATTCGAGATGAAATTGCAACAGGAGGAAAATTCACATGGGGTGATCTACAGGACCATCCTGAATTTCTTACTGAAGCACTTGCCAAACCCGCATTGATTGGTAGACTTGTTCCTCTGGCGATACAAAGTCTTTCTGATATGATTGATAAATGCGTGGAGCCAAATGGTGTGTTCAAGAAGTTGCCACACGATATGGCTGCACCAGTTATCCGTCAGTGGATAGAATTGAATCTTCTTGACTCGGGAAAATTAAAGGGCTGGGGGACGGCGTTCAGCGGGTTGACGAAAAAGCTGCAGGAAGTGCTCCCAGCTTCGGAGTTGTCTGCTGTCACTTGATTGGTTCGGGCTTTCAGCCGGACTTCTTGCTGTCCCTCGGCCTAAAACAAATCTACTTCTGGTATGATCAACTGCTTCGTTACAAAGAACTGGAGTCACATCTTGAAGGACAACAGGCTACACTTTCAATTGCGGTTGCTTTAGGTGACAAGAAAGCCAGAAGCATCAAGAAAAAGCTAATGAAAGAAGCACTCGCCAAGGTGACTGATGCCGACAGCAAAAAGTAAAATCCAAATTGAAATTCAAGCTCTGACCGCTGCGGCCAAGAAGAATATCACTACATTTGCAAATTCTTTTAAGGGTTTGCGTACACAGATTCTTTCTACGGAAAAGGGCATCGCTCCATTAACTCGTCAGGTAGCAGGCCTAGCAGCAAGTTTTGCTAGTGTGGCAGCTGTTGGCAAAGCAATCAAACTGGCCAGATTCCAGATTGAACAGCAGGTCAAGCTACAGGTTGCTCTCGGAGAGAACATTCATCTCTTCGATGAAATGTTGGAGTCAGCGGCAAGGTTCCAAAGAGCTACTCTCTTTACTGACGAAGTCACGTTAAGCGTTACTGCCTTAGCATTAAGTTTTGGCGTTGCAGTTGATGAAATTGATGATTTTATTGCTGCCGCTGCCGCAGTAGCTACAATTGGTATTGTACCTAGTTTTGAAGCAGCAGCAAGACAGCTGTTGTTCTTCAGGAGTGGCCGTGGACAACCACTCAGCGCATTAGCTCGTTTGCCACTAGCTAAGAATTTGACTGAGGCAGAGCGAGCAGCAGGTGGAGTTGAGAAAGCTATCAATAGGCTACTTGGGGATGTGGCTCGTGAAGTAGCCAAGACGCCGTTCGGCGTTCTACAGCAGGACATCAACCTGATTGCTGATGAATTTGAGCGATTGGGTCGTGTGCTGATCCTGATTGTCGGTCCAGCAATCAATCAAGCCAAATTAGCGTTTAGTGGTTTTGTTGATAGTGTTGATAGAGCTATCAGCCCAGCGGTTCCTTTGATCAATGCTGCTATCCAACCAATAGCAGGTATTCTGCGTGAGTTGATTAAACTTACAGCTGTTATTGCTCTGTTTAAGATTCTCGCTAAAACTTTTAAGCTTGTAGGTCTTCAAGGTTTTCTCGGGAAGCTCATAAAAATTATTCGTATTCTTGCTAACCCATTCGGCCTAGTTCTTGGGTTTGTTATTGCTATTGTTGTAGGACTTGGTGTACTTGCCGCTAAAGTAAAACCTATACGAGAAGCATTCGGTGGTTTGTTTGTGTTGGTCGCAGCAGTTTTCTCTGCTCTTAAGCAATTGCTTGTAGAAGCTGCGGAGCCATTTGCTGCACTCGTTGAACAAATTGTTCTCAGTGTAACAAATTGGGTTGATAAGCAAATCGAAGCAGGCACTGCCCTTGGTAAGTTCCTAAAGCGATTGATTGAGATCAATGATGGAATTAAAGACGGGTCAATTACTTTTGAAGAAGTTGTACAAGATGCTCGTCTAGCTCTTGTACGTGCGTTTGTGTTTATCAAGAGCAAAGTTATTAATCCTTTCTCCTTTGGTCTTCGGGGCGTTATAAATGCCTTCAAGAATGGTTTCCTAGTTGCTTGGAAGGCAATAAGGGTTGCAGGAACTGCTGTTCTTATTGCACTTGCTGTAGTATTTGAAAGAATTATTACGGGCGTCACTATTGCTATTGATGGAGTAACAAAAGGAATTGGGAAGGCCATAAGTCTCTTCGACGAAGAAGCAGGGAAGAAATTTGGCACAGGGTTAGCAAAAAGTGAATTTGTACTACTTATACAAGAATTACCCAATGCTCTCGCGGATCAGCTTCGGGAGCAAGTTGATGAACTTGGTGCTTCTATTGACCAGGGTGCAGCGGAGCAAGAAAAACTCAATAGGGAATTCGAGGAAAGCCAAGGAAGACTACAGGATATTCTTGATAAAGAGTTACAACGCGATGCAATTGCACGAAAACGCTTTGCACGTGAACGTTCATTCAGGGAATCTCCAGAGGGTATTACGGCAGAGAGCAAGCGGATCCAATTATTGCGGGAGGCTCGAATTGATGCAGAGCGACTGGGTAATGCTCAGATCCTAGCCGCAACGGAAGGTAGGGTCCGGGAAGAATTTAATATTGAGAACATCAAGAACAAACGTCTTCTTGCTATAGCGAAACGACTCGGTATTGATAAGCTCGAGCTCAGTGAAGACGAAGCTCTTGCAATTCGCAAGAAGCAAATCAATATCACCAAGGCTCTTGGCAAAGCAGAGCTAACAGAGCTTCAGACTTCACTCAAGAAACGAGAAATTAACTTTGAGCAATTTGCTAGGAGACGCAAACAGCTTGCGGTTGAAACTATTGATTTTGAGCTACGACTACTCGAGCAAGAACAAGAAGGTCGGATAGTTGCAATTGAGGCGGAAGAGAAAAAGCGTATTGAATTCGCAGCACGACAAATAGTACGTGCTCAGAAAGAACAAGCGGCTCTTGATGCTGCATTCAAGAAGCAAAAAAAGCTTTTAGATGATATTGAAAATAAGAGAGCAAATATCTCGGAGGAAGCTGCAGAGTCACAAAAACAGCTCGTTGCCCGAGAACTAGAGGAGCGATTGGCTGCTCTTGGTAAGATAAGGATAGAAACTGCGAAGCAAGCAGAAGAAGAGCTCATTACTATTAACAGCATTGCACGCTTCCAGGAAGAAGCTGCTAAATTAGCAGGCGAAATCACTCTCAAACTATTAGAAAGACGTACCTCCTTAGCTCAGGCTCTTAAGCAAATTGAGCAGAAGAGGCTAGAAGCTTTACGTGAAGAAGTCAAGGTGACGCGGTTCCTTAATGAGCTCAGGGAACGAGGTCTTATATCTGCAAGAAAAGACTTCGAGGCAAGTTTGCTTCAGGCAAATCAAAGTATCATAGAATCTATCAACCAAGTTCGGGAAACTCTTAAACGATTCCCGACCGAACTTGAGATAAAGATATTCATCGCAGAGTCAGATCTTGCTCGTGAGGCAGCAGTCACCGATGAGCTCGCTCGTATCACAGAGAAGCTTACAGAGAAGACAGAGGAATATAATGCCTCTATAGCTCGACGCAACAGACAAGTTCTATTGGGTACTTTGCAAAGTCAGAGTGCTATTGACCTTAACGAAAGAGATCTAAAGGTCATCATCAGACAGACCAAGGCTACTATTGATCAAGTAGCTGCATTAGCTCTGCAGGTCATAACTAGTGAAGAGTTCGCGGGCAAGCAGAGACTACTGAAAGAAGTCACTCAAGAACTTACTACCGTTCAAGAGACACTTAATGCACAGTTGGCCGAGCAACAACTGTTGCTATTGGAACTCACTGGTACCTTTGACCAAGGTCTGGTGTCTGGTCTAAGAAACTTTATCACACAACAAGAGAATGCGTTCGCTAAAGGCATAGAGCTTGCTCAGGCTCTTACCGAGGAGATCAGTACGAATCTCACCGATGCATTCGTTGACATAATAAAAGGAACCAAGACTGCCAAAGAAGCATTCCTTGATTTTGCTAGGGACACGGTGGAGGCTATACTCAGGGTCATTATCCAAATGATTATCCTGAAGGCATTGTCTTTGGCTCTCGGTGGTGTCTTACCCGGAGGAGCAATTCCGGGAGGCAATAAAGGCGGACTCATCGAAAGATCAAAGGGAGGACCGATACCAAAACGTAATGAGGGTGGGTTTGTTGGCAGGAAAGTATCAATATCAGGATACAGCAAAGGTGGATCTGTTGATGACACAACGATAAAGCCAAAGCGTAAAAAGGATAAGTTTGCCGACAAGGCAATAGAAGTATCAATATCAGGACGTAATGAAGGTGGATCTGTTGATGACACGACAATAAAGCGAAGACGCAAAAAGGATAAGTCTGCTGACAAGGCAATAGAAGTATCAATATTAGGACGTAATGAAGGCGGATCTGTTGATGATACAGTAATAACACGAAGACGCAAAAAGGATAAGTTTGCTGACAAGGCAATAGAAGTATCAATATCAGGACGTAATGAAGGTGGATCTGTTAGTGAAAGGGATAGGGATGGCAAGGTAACAGGAACACCGATACGAATACGTGACAAGCATAAACTTATCGGCAGATCAGCGGGAGGACCAATACCAGGTAGAGGTCCGGACCGAGATACTGTTATTATCGGGGCTACACCTGGTGAGTTTGTGCTACGTCGTGCTTCATCAGACTATTATGGCCGGGCTATTCTCAATGCTCTGAATTCAAGATCCATTCCTAGAAATATATTGACTTCGTTCGGTAAAGAAGGCGGAAGAGAGATCAATGACACAGGAGGCTTCCAGAGAGGCGGAGAAGTCACGCCCGAAAGACCACGTCAAGCCGGTACGAGCGTATTGCCTGTATTGGTAGCGGACAGTGAAGCAATGGACAATCTACTCAAGGGCGGGAAGAATGAGTTGCTTGACTTCCTGCGTGAGAATAGAGATCAATTCCTGGGTGAGGATATTGCAAGAACGTCATGAGTGTACAAGCATCACAGCTAGTTGATCCGGAGATAATAGCCACAAAAAGTCAATTGTGGCAGCCGACAGTTTTCTTCAGGCAGGATTGGTCACAACCCTTCACACTAGTTTCTTCCTGGCGTACCCAGGTGGTCTCTTCTCGCAATCAATCAGAACAACGATTTGGTCTTCTGGAACGGCCCCATCGTACCATAGAGAGCAGAGTATTAGGTTGGAACCTTGAGGAAGGTCTTGATGGCGATGAGCCTCGAGGCCAACAGGGCATTCAACATACTCGAAATTTAATGAGTCGTATGGCCAAGGCTCGGAGCCTTTGGCCGATATACAGCGATCGTGTAGAAATTACACAGCTATCACAATTTGTATATACGGGTGATTTCAAGCACAGACGATTTCAAGTAGGTGGTAGAGTATTAGGAGCACACCATGATGGTCCTCTGATTGATAATTTTAGTATTGCTAAGGTCATAGCAGTTAGTGATACTTCTATTACTCTTAGTGCAGATCTGGGCGGAAAGATAAAGATCATAAGTCATATCACGGGATCGATAAATATTCTTGTCTCTCCGACAGTCGCTCTTACAATTCCCGGAGTCACAAAGAAAAAGAATGAGCTGCTTGTTATTTCAGCTGGTCGTCGTAGTGCGGGTACACCTGCATTCTTTCCTGTTGTTACATGGGGCGGCCAGACTTTAATTCACGTTGTTCGAAGAGGAATCACTAGCAGTGATTTCTCTTTATACATAATTGGTGGCGATGTCGAAGATACCCGAGATCTGGTCGTAACTTATAGTGACTTGAAACAACAAGAAGTTTATGGTTCCGTGATTGTTGTTGGAGGTGCTGATCGACTGGGATTACATGCCGCAGCAGAAGGCTTTGAAGTATCTGGTGCTCAACCGCGTTTTCCCATTACCACTACTGTAGCTAACACTCTGTTAATTTGGCACAATCTTGTGTCAAATTCTAGTGCTAGTCCTCATACTCCGTTTCCCGTTGGTGCTACAGGATTATTTGAATTTTCTTCCTTTACGGGGCCTTCTCGATTCAGCGGCATGCACAAGAATTTGCAGTTGGCTGTTACGGAAACTATTGGTTTTGATTTTGCTTCGCCCGCAAGCAAAAGAACTTTATTCAATGCCGTTGCCTTAAAAAGTGGACCAGGTCAATTTCTGTATCCACTCCTCGAAGGGGACATCAAGCTATCGAG